AAGACGATGAGTGACGACGACACCAGCACGGTCAAGTCATCGCTGGTCGGGATGCAGAAGGCCGCCGGGTCGGCGTCGTCTGACCAACTCGACGAGCGCTCGATCGGCATCACTGTCGGGCAGGGCATCGCAACGCCCTACCCGACCCACCAACTCGCCGGGCTCCAGGAACTCAACGGCACGCACGCGGTGTGTGTTGAGAAAAAGTCGAAGCGCGAGGTCGGCTACGGCTTCGAGATCGTGCCGCACGAAAACGTCGATCCGGAAGACGCCAGCGAAGACGAACGCGATCGCGCTGAGAACTTCTGGCGGTCGCGGGAGACGCTCTGGAAACTCGGGCCGAAGGGGACGGCTCGCGGCACGCCGACCGAGATGCACGAGAAGGCCCGCCAAGACTACCACGGTATCGGGTGGGCGGCCCTCGAAATCATCTACGCCGAGTTCGATGACGAACCTGCGGGGATGAGCTACCTCCCTGCCAAGACCGTCCGCGTCAAAAAGCAACGGGATGGCGATGGGTTCATCGACGAACAGATCGCGGGCCACGGATACGTTCAAAAGCGCAACGGGCAGACGCGCTACTTCGCCGAGGCGGGCGATCGGCAGAACACGGACCTCAACGATAACCCCGACCCGCGGTATGTCGACCGGGAGACGGGCGAGGTCTACAACGACATCGAGACGATGCGAAACGAGGGTGCGAAGCCAGCCAACGAGCTGCTGTTCATCCCGAACCCGCACCCGAACACGCTGTACTACGGCCTGCCGACATGGATCAGCGAGATTCAGACGATGGTCGCCGACCAGGAGGCGCGGCGGTTCAACCGCGAGCGTCTCGAAAACGACCTCGTCATGGACTACCTCATCATCGTCGAGGGCGGCGAACTCTCCGAGGAGTCCCGCAAAGAGGTTCGGGAGCATATCGAGGGGCTCCGCGACGGCGATGGTCCGGGGGCGTTGATCCTGGAGGCCGACGACCTCGTCGACAAGGGGATCGGCGTCGAAGACCAGAACGTCAAGATCCGCGTCGAGCCGGCGGCTCACTACGGCGACGAAGACATGAGCTTCGCCAACTACCGGGAGATGAACGAGAAGGACATCGCCAAGGTCCACAGCGTCCCACTGCAGTTGCTCGGGAACCACGACGCAACGAACGCCAACAGCGAGGAGGCGATCCGAGAGTTCACTGAAGAGACAATCGCACCGGAGCAAGAGCGCTACGCCGAGCGCCTCTATCGCGTCATCCACCAGCAGATCCTGGACGTCCACGACTGGACGGTCGACTTCGTCACCAAGGGCGCGCGCAACGAACGCGAGCGGGCCGAGATCGGGAAGATGACCGCCGACTCGGTCAAAGAGGTGCTGACGGTCAACCAAGCGCTCGAACTGTTCGGCCTCGAACCCCGCGATGACGAGATCGGCGAGCGGCTCGTCTCCGAGGTATCAACGCAACAGACGCCGGGGGCGGCCCTTGACGAGGCAGTCACCCAAGTCGAACAGTCGGCGCGCGAAGAGAAGGCCGACGAGCGGATCAAACGCGGGGCGTCGGGGGACTGACCATGTGCGAGGCGTGCGGCGGTCGGCAACTCACAAAACGCCGAGTGCTCTCGAAAGTCGAGTTCTCGCCGGAGGAGGAGCGTGTTTTTCAGACGTTCCTCGACGACTACATCGACGCCGTCCAGCCGGTCGAGAACGACATCGAAGCGTTCCTCGACGAGGCCAGTGAGGAAGACCTCGAATCGCTCGAATCGCTCCGCGGCGAGATCCAACAGCGAGCGGGCGACTACACCAACGACTTCGAAGTGGTGTTCCGGGAGAACGGTGAGGACGGTATCCTCGCCGGGCGTGAGCTGGCCGTCCGCCAGGAGGAGATCGACGTGGCGTTCGGCGTTGTCCCCGACCGGACGCTCGACATCCTCGACGAGTGGGTTGACGTCGCCGCCGGGAGTACCCTGGAGACGATCACCGAAGACTCGGCGCGGTGGCTCCGCGGGGCGCACAAAGACGGGCTGTCGATCCCCGACATCGCCGACAAGCTCAACGATGAGCTATACGACGGCCGCCTCGAAGGCTACGTCGCCGAGCGCGCGGCCCGCACGGGGACGATCTCAACGTCGAACGCTGGCGCACACTCGGCGCACGAAGACGCCGACAGCGTCGTCGGCGAACAGTGGCTGACGTCGATCGATGGGCGGGAGCGCGACTCGCACGCGCAAGCCCACCAACAGGTCGTCGCCGTGGGAACGTCCTTCGAAGTCGGCGGCGTCTACCTCGATCACCCTGGTGACCCACTCGCGCCGGTCAGCGAGATCGCCAACTGTCGCTGTGCGACGGCGGCAGTGTTCGCCGATCAACTCACCGAGAGCCAACTCGAAACGATCCAGAACGGCGGTCGCGTGACGGCCGCGATCTGACGCAACCACCCGATGACGGCATCCCCGCCGGGGGCGCTGCCAGAGGTCCATATCCCGGCGTTTTACGAGACAATGACACAGACAGAGCCGCGGCGCTTCCAGAAAACCGTCGCCATCAAAGCGACCGACGAGGACGAGCGGACCGCGACGGGCGCGGCTCTCGTCCCCAACGAGGTCGACCGACAGCGCGACTTTCTCAAGCCCGCTGGCATCGAGGCGATGTATGCACCCGATCCCGACGACGGGGTCATGCACTACCGCTTCGCCGATGATGACGCGGAACTGGTCCGCAACGAAATCATCGACGAGTCCGAGATCATCGGCGGGAAAGAGTACCCCGCCGGCTCGTGGATCATCACGCGAAAGTACCACGATGATGAGCTGTGGGCGCTCGTCGATGACGGCGTGCTCACTGGCTTCTCGATCGGCGGCGAAGTCAGCGAGGAAGTCGAACGGTCGGCCGATGAACTCGGCGATGGGGTGACCTTCCCGGCCGAGGTCGAATCCGGCGGGGCTTCGGAGATCCTCAACGGCTACACGGCCGAGATCTCCGACGTCGACATCCCGGCGGTCCCGAACGCCGACCACGCGGAGAAGTCTCTCACAAAGAACCTCGTCGAGCGGGCCGGTGACGAGGAGTCGTTTGTCGAGATGATGGAACCGCGGGGGCACTCCGAGGAGGATGCCCGACGGCTGTGGGGGCACCTGCAGTCGCCGACCGACAAGGCACACAACCATGACATGACCAACGACACTGACGACCCCGACGCCCCGCCTCTTGACGACGTCGATGACGCCACGCTCGGCAAGCGGCTCAAGGGCCTACTTTTCGGAGGTGACGACGGCGACGGCGACGGCGACGACACCGACAGCATCGAGCTGGTCGACGCCGACCCGATCACGACCGCAAAGGCACTGACGCTCGCCAAAGAGGGCCGCACGCTCTCGGAAGCAAACCGAGAGACGCTGATGGCGGCCCACGACGCCGTCGAGGCGGCGCTCGCGTCGGATATGGACTTCGAGACGAACCGGTTCACAGACAGCGACGACAACGATTTCGACATCGCACAGTACGGCGACAAGGACGAGAAAGCGCTCGAAAAGCTCACCGAAGAGCAGGGCGACCTCGTCGCGACCGCCGTGCAACGCTTCGTCGACGCGCAGGGTGACGCCACGTTCGGAGAGTTCCGCGACTGGCTGTGGCAGACTGACGCGCTCGACGACGATACGATGTTCGCCGCTGACGAGGCGGCGTGGCAGTATCGAGAATGGACCCGCGAGCAGCGCGAAGAGGCGGCCGTCTCCGAGGGCTTCGTGCCCTACGTGATGGCCGAGACGGATACGGAAACAGAGATCAACATGAGCAAAAACGACGGCACGAGCGACGGCGGCGACGCCGACGCAGACACCGACAAGTTCGCCGACGCTCCCGAATGGGCGAAGGCGCTTCACGAACAGGCAGAGAAAAACAGCGAGCGCCTCGACGACCTTGACAAGGCCGACGATGGCGACACCGACGCGCTCGAAGATGCCCCCGAATGGGCGAAGACACTCCACGACCAGGCCGAGAAGAACGCCGAGCGAATCGACAAGGTCGCAAAGGCCAGCGCCGACACCGAACAGGTCGACGGCGCAGAAAAGAACGCTGAGAACGACGAATCGAGCGGCTTCAAGAAAGCCCTCGGGAGCCACTAAACATGTCTGACGCACGCAAAGAAAACACGCAGAGCCTGCAGAAGAGCCCGATCGACACGTCCGACCTCAACGGGGTCCAGCTCCCCCGCGACCTCTTCGAGGAGTTCATCGAGCGTACTCAGGAAGAGTCCAAACTGCTCGACATGGTCCGAGTCGAGGACCTGCCGCGCAAAGAAATGGGCAAGCCGAAGATCGGTGTGCCCACGATGTCCGGTGGCACTCGCGACGAGGACGGCAACCGTGCTGAGACGTCTTCGGCGTCGACTGGTGTCATTGAGTTCAACGTCACTGGTCAGTACTACTACATCAAGTACGACCTCAAAGAGGACGCCATCGAGAACACGAT